ATCTTCTCCATCATCACTTGGAACTTCTGCATAGGGTTAGAGTCTGCTGCTGCCTTGGCTGCACCATGGAACTGCTTTTGCAAGAACGCTATCTGATCGCCAGCACCTTTAGCACCAGGCACAATCCTGTTCAACGCTCCAGCATTACCGGTCAAGCTCTTACTCAATGCAAGTGTGACAGTTTGTAAATCTTTACCTGTGCCAGCCGAAACATCTAGAGCCAACTTCTGAAGTTGTAGTGCCTTAGTAGAGTCATGAGTGGTGCGAAGTAAAGTTGTGTAAGCCGGTCTAAGTTTAGTTATCAACACACCTGACTGCTCAGATAGTGCTTCAAGATGCTCATCTACGGCTTTAGTTTGTTCTTTAGTTGCACCAGTAGTGACTTGCAATTGTCGGTCTAGCAACGCTTGTGATTTAGCGTTGTCTGCTGATGCTGTAGTGGATTCCCTTAAGAAATTGACCATCTCCACTAGTCCGACACCCTTGAGAAGTTTCTTTCCTAGTTCATCAAACTGCCCTTTTAGGCCATGAACAGGTTTCTCAGCCTTGCCAGCGTGTTCCCCAACCTTAGACAATTGAGTCTGCACATTTGCCAACTGAGATTTCAGTTTGTCGGTTTCAACAAGTATCTCCACAATCATCGGTGGAATCTGATCAGCCATGCTAACCCTGCCTATACTTGCTTAGAAATGCTTGAGTGAAAATCTTTGATGCCTTCGCTCTGACTACACGAGCAGATGGCTCTAGATAAGGATACTTGACACCTGATTTCCACTTCGGGTTACCGAGCTCTAGTGATCTCGCATACACCATGGTTGGGAATACTGAATAGCCGTAGCCAGGTAAACCGCTCTTAGGTTGCATCTGGAAACTATCTCTGAGATGACCAGACCTACGGTTAGGTGGAGAACCATTGCCACCAATGTGGCCACTCGGATACCAACTCATCCCACGCTGTTTATGTGGATTATTGTTAAGAAGTTTCTGAGTCGTATAAACCAGATTTATAGCAACTTCCCTAATACCAAATTTGGCAGCAGTATTGATTGCATCTTCTTGTTTCCTGATACCAGCGAGAACCTGATCCATGTTCTTGATACGGATCTCTTCACTCATGACTACTGGTTTCTCTGATTCTTCACTTCATCAACTAGGTTACCGATAGCGATAAGCCAATCAAGCGTGACAGCCGGTTGCTCATCTACCTGAGTAGGTGTCCAACCAAACCTTTCAGCAAGAATGAAATACTGCCATTCAGATTGGGGATAGTCCAGATCCTTGTGAGCCTGACCGCCCTGTATAACCCATTTTAGTCGTTGGAGTTTTCGCCAGTCGCTTTTGGGTTTGAGTCACCTGCATCGCTCTGACTTAATTGTGGGAACATCTGTGGCAGAAGTTCTTGCACACGCTCTTGCAGAGCATCATAATCGGCCAACGATAGCTCGCCAATAGATTCAAGTTTGACACTAGGTATCAGCAAATCAAATGACCAATCTTCAATCATGATGGCGATGATACGCTCCATCATCTCAATGCTGGTTTTGGTGGTTAGTTCACCATCAACATAGATGGTCTTCCGGTCTTTGTGTTTCAGAGATGATGGATCTCTAAGTGTTACGGTGTTGCCTGATGGCAGTTTAATAGTAGCCATTTGTCCTTCCTATGCCTTCCGAAAGTGAGTGGCAGTCACAGGATGAAGGAAGGCGTTTCCATCCTGTGACCGTCACAACTACTGGTAAATGTTTGTAGAGATCGCGTTCTTGATAGCCCACTTGATTGGTGAGAATCCAGCAGAAGAACCCACATCTGTAGAGTTAGCCATGCCGATGATGTCAACAACAATTTCAACATAGTCTTTGCCACGATCAATGACTGCTGTTGTGTATGCTCGCTTAGATAGTGTGGCCTGAATCTGAGTTGCAGATGCACCTGATCCCTGTGACCAGTTCACAACTAGTGCTGGCAGGTTCGCTGAATCCTGGCTCAAGAATGCTGTGAGCTGAGTGTCATCTTCCATCACAAACTTCAGTTGACCCTTGACTTCTAGTGGCCCAGAGAACACGGTGTATGGGTTTTGAGTGTTAGCGATACCAAAGATTGGTGTGACTGGTCTGGCCATGCTGATCATGCCTTCAACCACATTGGATACTGTTGTGCCACCAAGGGTCACGGTAGCAGCCCAAACTGGCACAGGCAAGATTGTGTTGTCCCATGTAGGTGATGGTGTAGATGGAACGCTTGATGCCCAACCTGTGGCTTTAGCATCGTATTCCAGCAGACCTTCAGCACTAAAGTTCAAGGTGAAATCATGCACCTTACATCCAGGGTATGATCTCACATTCGCTGCATAGAAGTCAGTTAGAGTCAAAGTGGTTGGCTGTGGGTTAGCACTAGATGCACCTGTAGCAGTTGAGTTCTCTAGAGCAATGCTGTGAGTGTATGGCCCTGATCCGGTGGTTGTGATGTCACCTAGAACACCACCAATCGCCCATGGCAAAGTGTCAGGGAAGACTGGCCCACCCCATTCAATCTCGCTGTGTTTGCGACCCTGAATGTAGTTGTATTCTTTAGCGTTTGCTCCACGGACACCTTCATCCAGTAGTGGTGCAATGATGTCTGTGGCTTTCAGTTTGCCTAGAGCCACAGGAATGAACTTGCTCGGAGCTACAGCCGTGCCTTCTGCTGACTCTTTAGCAATACCTAGATAGGATCTTACGCTGGCTTGTGCTGACATTAGTTGGTTTCACTTTCTGATTCTGATGGTGCAGGTGTGGTCTTAGATGTGGTGACTACGGTCAGTCCAAATGCAGACAAACCATCAGGCCCTTCAAAAGTGTCACCAGGTTGAACAGTCAAACCTAAGCCTGAGAAGTAGAGTTCTGACTCTCCATCATATTTGTATTTAGCCATGTGTAGCTCCTATGCCTGAATCATTTGTGTCACAGTAAATTCTATCGCCGCCCAGATTTCAGTTGCTCCACCATCATTGGTGGCTGGCTCACCATAGGTGACATTGATCTGTGGCTCTGCTGCTTGCCAGATGACATCGCCATCTGTCTGTCCTAGTCTATGCCCACCTGCTCGCAATTTGTCTTTGATGGCATCCACTATCGCATCAAAGTCATCCATAGCATCCTGAGCGTAGTTCTGCATAGAGTGAAAGAACACTTGAAAATCTACGGTGTAGTCAATTCTCTTCCAACCAGAGTATGCTCCACCAACAGCGATACGGGTTTCAGATTCGTCACGAATAAATACGACACCGGCTGCTCTACTTAATTCGCCAGCCGTAGAGTTGGCTTGAAAGTTGATTCTCTTAGGATGGCTAGTAAAGATTTGGTTGAGATGTGTGATGCTCGCTGATCCGACCCAGGTGGCAACCGTATCTCTAACTTGCTGTCTGCTCATCGGATTCTTCTGAAAGGTTTGAGTAGCTCTTGAGCGTGAGCCATGTCACTACCCACCATCTGTGAACCTGGTGTCTGCTGGCTTGGACTGTTAGTGACAGCCATGATCAGGCTGGCATCTCCACGAATCTTCAAGTAGGCCGATGTGACTAGGATGGCCGCTTCTTTGACAGCAGCAGGTAGAGCCGAAACAGATACACCTGAGTTGTGTGCATACGCTAAAGGGGACACTAGTGGGATAGTGGTTGATCCGAAAGTGTAGTCAGATCCGATGGTGATGTTCTCTGTGAATGCACCATCAAAGATTTTGACTGTTTCACCTGGAATGAAACCTGTGCCATTCTTTACGGTGATAGATGTTGCACCAGCAGATGCTGATGCTGAAGTCAGAGTGTTGCCGTAGCCATTCACATAGTCATATTTGATGAACACTTCTTGGCGTGATGATGTTGGGAAACCGAAAGATAGTGGCCCTTGAGATGAGTAGGTCAAAGCCGTGCCAGCATAAGGGAAGATGATTTCCTGCTCTTCAAACCATGCGACAGAACAGTCTTGAGCTGAGATCAGGCTATTAGGTGTCATGCCCCATGAGAAAGATGTGAGAGCTACAATCGGCGAGTATTTAGGATGAAATCTGATAGTGCCATCAGGTTTGATTCTTGATCGCTGTGTTTCTGTGTCTGCTGTTGCACCAATGATCTGGTTGCAATACTGGTCAATCCAAGATGATGCTCTAGTGATTGCGTTAGTGAGTTCTGCATCCTGAGCAGCCTGGTTACCACCAGCAACAATGTTGCCGTAGTCCAGAGCAGTAGGTGCATTCTTAAACTCATCTAGCGACAAGTATGGACTAGATACTTCACGCCTGATTGGACTGATGCCATTAGCCATTCTCTACTCCACACTTAGGACAAGTGTATTTGGTGAATACACTAGCGAAACCACAACCGGTGCAAGGTGTCCCTGCTGATCCGAAACCGAAGACACCTGTGGCCCTTGTGAAACCTTCAGAAACCATCTGCCTGATGTGTTTAGGGTTATCAACATGAACTGCACCAGTAGCATCAGCATCGTATTTGATAGTCCCACGCTCTGTGGTCACATCAATACCTTTGACACCATCATTTGGAACTAATAGTCGCTCCATGAAATTACCTTCCTGTTAGTTAGAAAGGTGGAGATGCACCATCAGGCACATCCCCACCTTCCCGAACCTGATCAGCGATTAGGCTGACTTGATACCAGTTACTAAACCGTTCCATGCTGGAGCGTATCCAACAAATGTTCCACGGTAGTAAGTTGAGAATTCGTAGGCGAACTGAGTAACAGGCCATTGGATTCCCATGTAGTCCTGCACATTCACAACAGCCCAAACATCAGACACTTCGGTGTCAGGAATAGGTAGTGTGTATGACAAGACTGGAGCTACACCCTGAGTCAACCATGGGTGAACAGTTAGATCAACAAGTTTGCCTGTGATCTCGTTGTGCAGACCACCAATTACTGCTCCACCTACATAGTCACCAGTTTCTGACTGAGTTAGGTTTAGACGGTAGTTAGCGGTTGAACCGTTCTTGATTGCATCAGACAACTGCTTACGGTCTGATCCATTGAGAAGAATCTCATCTGGGTCAGCCTTTACGCTGTCGTATAGAGTGCTGAATACGGTCTGGAATTCTGCACCTGGGTTGGCAGTAGAGAACTGAGAGTTAATCTCATTTACTGTTCCACCAGCGAAAATCTGAGCCAAGATACCGTCATACCCAGTTGAGTATGCTGATGTGTCTGCTGAGATAGTAGATGCTAGAGTTCCGGTTGTGTTGAACACTAGGTTGTCATTTGTGTTCACTAGAGATGCTGCTCCCTGAAGAACACCACCCAATGAAGTAATGCGACCAACATAGTGAGCGTTTGCTGCACCTGTAGCAGTTCCAACATAGACCTTGGTTGCTAGAGATCCAGAAACATTGTTCACAGCAATGGTCAGAACCTGACCTGATGTGACTGCCTGAGATGCGACTGTTGAAAGAACAGACTCACCGAAAGCACCTGCATCGCTGGTTGCGTAAACATAGTAAGTGGCTGCACCAAGTGCAGTTTCACCTGCTGCTGCTGATCTTGCACCTAGAGTCACGGTTGGAGCGGCCAATGCACCTGATAGACCTGATGCTGTTCCACGGCTGAATAGAAGTTGTCTTTCTTCCATCAACATGGTTGCATACAAGGTGCTGGTAGATGATAGCTGGCGTAGATCCTGGTAACCCAAACCTGAGAAGTTAGCGTCAAATGAAACGCTGTCAGATAGTGAGTAACTGAAGTATGGTGTCACAACATCGTCAGCAGTAAAGCTGATCTTTGGGCCACGCTCAAAAGCGATTGAACCAAAGGTGTTGGTTGTGGTTTCAGTAATACCAGGCCAGATGTTACCCTGACCGCCTGTGCCAGTTCCTGTGTATCCGGTGATTCTCTTGATACGGTGTGATGTTCCTACACCCTTCTTGCGAGCAATCTTGTTACGAAGCGGTGTTGGTCTTGGAGTCAGCAACTTGGCTGGTGCTTCAAGGTCAAACGCTGCGAATGAGCTGGATAGTGGGTTGGTTAGTGTGATGTCCTTGATCATGTCTGCTGATGCTGATCGCTGTGCAGATAGAGCAACATTCAATGCACCTACTGCTTCAGCAGATAGTGACTTGTTTGCTACTAGTGATTCAATCTGTGACATTGGATCAGCCATAGGTGCTTGACCAGGAACATTGCTTGGGTTAGCAAGCGACTTGTTTAGCTCTGCTACATACTCTTCATGTAGTTGAGCGGCCTTCTTAGGTGATGTGGCATCACCGAAAAGGTCTGAAGCCTTTGGAGTGTTCATTGTTTACCTTTCTCCGCTTGTTTGCGAAGGTCTTTAGCCAGGTCACGATAGCCTTGTGCCAGCACAGGGTCTGCCGTGTTCTTAGCTTTGATTAGATACTCAGCAGACTTGGTTAGAAGTTCTGATGAGTCATTTGATTTGGTTGTGATGGTAGAGCGTTTCGGCCCACCAGCGACTACTGCCTTCTGAGCGGTTTCCAGATCACCCTGCAACTGAATTGCTTTCTCTTGCTCTGCCTTTAATGCAGATTGCAGAGATGCAATCTCTTCAGTAACAGCGACTCTGGCTTGTGCCACCGCTTTCTCTACGATGTTAGCAACCACGCCTTCATCAGTAGTCAAGTTTAGTTCTGCTGTGACAGATTTGCTCATGTCACATTTGCAATCTTCTAAATCGCATCCCTTAGAGTCTGCACACTTGTCACACTTACACATACAAGTGACTTCACTATCTGCTGCCATGTAAATGTCATCAGCATCATCTCCAACGATGGCTGGATCTGGTGAAACAACTTCACCTTCAGCGACTTCACCTGCATACCAATGGAACAGATGCTTGATGGACTGCAATAGCTCTTTGATGCTGTCACGCTCATCGCTACCTTGTTTCTGCTCTGTCGCTTCAACAATGATGAGATCAGATAGTGCATCTCTGGCTCGCTCAAATGTGGCCTGATCGTATTTGACTAGAGTAGGCAGGATGCTCTTTACTTCGTTGATTAGTTCAACAGCCTGGACATCTTCTTCAGATAATTCAGGTTCTGCTATCGGCTCATCTGCCACTACTTCTGCAACAGGCTCTGAAACGATTTCTTCAACTACTGCTTCCT